GAGATGATGTTCCTGACAGTATTAAAAAACCAATCAAGTTAGGTGGAGATGGTCAAATCGACAATCAAGACTTTAAGGTATTTAAAGACAAAATAAAAAGTTTAATTCCTAATGAAAATGTTGATGATATATCAACAGCAGCCACATTTGAAGTAGGAGAATATAAATTAACTCCTGAACAGCAGAAATGGGTTGTAGAAAAAGGTACAAATAATGTATTAAATCAAATACAAAAAGTAATAGCAGAAAAAGGAGTTACTGACACTATTACTGTAGATGGAGACATAATTGGTCACATTTCAAGTAATGCTGGAGACCAAGACAACGTAGCAAACGATGGTTCAGATTTAGTTAAAGCAAGAGCTGCTACTGGAGATGATATTGATAAAGAAATCCAAAAAATTATAATCGAAAAAGTTAAAGGAGTATTTGGAGATAAAGTTAAAGTTGTATTTAAAGTTCAAACTCAAGCAGACAGTAATGTAGATGATCAAACCCAACATAGAGCTACTAACTATACAGCTGACCAAAGTGTTGTAGTTAAATATAAAGTGGATACTGATGGTGGTAAAACATATACTATTAAGAACTGGCAACCTATTGTAGCCGTTACTGGTAAAGGAGTTAATGATATGGGTCAAAGAGTAGACATTCCTGGAGAGAAAAAAGCCCCTAAACCAACTGACGACTCTCCTAAAAATAAAGACGACAAAGAAACTGAAAGAAGAACAGATGATGTAAAACCCATCCTTGTAGGAGATGCTGATCCTGATGAAGCTAAAAAATTATTTAAAAATAAAAATTTAAACAGAAACCAAGAAATATTTAGTGTGTTAAAAATGGCTAATCCTAACATTAAAGGAGATCCAAATGACACAACTTACAAGTCTTGGGATCCTAATACTAAAAAAGTTGTTATTAGTTTACGTAAAAGTCCTGATACTCTTTTAAAGAAGTTTCAACAAGTAACGGGAATTAACTTAAGTCAAAGACAAAAATCAACAGGATTATTTAAAAGATCAGGAGTAGCTGAAAATATTTCATTAGGAAACATGTTAAATGAAGCTGCTATTGACCAAACTTTAGCAAGTATTGGTGTTACTGATGATGCTATTAGAAAAAATAAAGTAGAAGTAATGGCTATGTTAATGGACATGTATAATCTTCGCTATGATGATGTAGACAAGTCCAAATTAACTCCAGAAGAACAAAAACAGTTAAAAGATATTACTGTATCTGAAGAATTAGAAAAACAAATTCAAAAACAACGTCCTGATGTGTCAGTTTTAGAAAAAGACATTGAGTCAAATTCATCACTAAAAACAGCTTTAAGTAGAATTAATACTTACGATGAATTTGAAGCTTTAGTTTTAGGAATGGCTGCTTTAGTTAATCCAAACTTTGCTAAACAAAAACAAGATATTAGAACAGCATTAAGTTCTTTAGCTAGTAAAGTTAGAGCTATGAAAGAAGAAAGTGATACTCCTTCAGACACAGAAGGAGTTTACAAGGTTATTGAAACTTTAAAATTATTAAAAAATCATTTAAATAATATAAACAATAGAGAAGAATTTGAACAATTAATTTTTGCTTTATTAAAATACATTGATCCAAAAGGTACTATTACTAAAGATACAAGTAAACTAGCAAATGCTATAATAGCTGCTTCTAACAGAAGTTCATTAAAAGATGCTAGGCCTGTAGATTTAGATCAATTAGGAAGATAATAGAGAGGCTTGGTTTTTACCAAGCCTTTTTTTATAGTATTAATAAAGGTTATGCATGCGATCATTGAAACAAAACTACAATTAGAAAGACTACAAGAATACTGTGAAGATTCTTGTTTTGTTCAAATCATTCCAGGCAATGATTGTTTTCATCCTAAATTTAACAATATAGTAGCGGTTTATTATCATTGTTTAAACAGTAAAGGCTACATTTTTCCAATCAATCACAGTGAAACATTTAATTTAGATTGGCAAGATGTGTTAGATTTCTTAAATAAACACAAACTTATTTATGTTTTAGACAAAAAGTTCCATGATTATTTTTTACCGTCTACTTTAGAAACAACCGACATTCAGTTTAATATTTTAAATAAAACTAATAAAGTTTTTAAAGCTGATGAATATGGTACACCTGCTCATACTCACTTTTACAGAGAACATTACTTTAGAAACAATATTAACAGTATAATTCCCGTTACTAAACACTTAGAAAAATGGGATCATGTTTTTACTAAAATAAAACAACACATGAATTACAGACCAAATACTTGGTTTGACAAAGAATATACCAGTGTTTTTAAAAGAATTGAACAAGAAGGAATTAAAATTAGTCCAACTAAATTCAATCACTTTTTTGAACCTACATTTGAAGACTACAGTATTAACAAAAATAAAATACATACTTCGTACAATCTTTACAACATTACTACAAGACCGAGCAACGCATTTAACAACATTAATTTCGCCGCACTTCCTAAAGAAAACGGCGCAAGAAATGTATTTATTCCCAACAACGATTACTTAATAGAATATGACTTCTCTGCTTACCATCCTTCTCTTATTGGTTCCCTTTTTAATTTTAAATTCAGTAGTGATCCCTATGCTGATATATCAGAAATACTTGGAGTATCAAAAGAAGAAGCGAAGGAAATTACGTTCAAAAATCTTTATGGAGGAATCAAAGAAGAACACAGAAATAAGGTGTACTTTGGACAAGTCAATGGACTAATTAAAAAAATGTGGTTGGTTTACAATCAAGAAGACAGAGTAAAATTAGCAACTGGTCGAATTTTACATAAGTCTGATGAATTAAGTCCAACAAAAATATTTAATTATTACATTCAAAGTTTAGAAACTAAAAGTAATGTAGAATTAGTTGGAAAAGTATTAGACTTTTTAGAAACTAAGAAGAGTAAAATAATTCTTTACACATATGATTCTATACTTATAGACTTTAGTAAAGAAGACGGAATTGAAACAGTAACTAAAATAAAAGAATTGTTAGAAAGTACAGGCTATACGACAAAAATGAAGAAAGGACTAGACTATGGTTTATGATATTTCTCCAATATTTATCAATAGTATTCCCTTTGACATGAAGAATAAGTTACTGTGCTCATTTACAGCCCAAAATCGTTTATTAGACACTATTGCTGGTATAACTTCACGTTATGCTATATTGTACGATAAAATGTTTGTATTGGAAAGTCCTCAAACAACTGAATATATAATTACCTATAACATAGATACAGAAAATTCAATAAATGAAATACCTGAAAATACTATTTTATTACACAGAAAAAAAGAATCAAATACTTTATATACTATTAATGCTTTAAATACTTTAATTAAACAACTAAACAACGGTATGTTAGACAACCAGTTTAAAGTAAGTTGGAACGATTATCAAAATAGTATATTGTTAACTCAAGGTCCTGACCTTCGCATTTTAAATACAAAAATTTACAAGATTATTAATATATAATTGGCTTTTAGTCTTTTATTTGTTATATTAGTAGAGAAATAATAAAATTGTTATGGATATTAATCAAATCAAAAATCGCTTGAATTCCCTTCAAAACAAGAAAGGGGGCTCTCAAAACAAAGAAGAAAGAGCAAAGAATTTCTGGAAACCTACTGTAGGTAAACAAATTATTCGTGTCGTTCCTAGTAAGTTTGACAAATCAAATCCTTTTAAAGAGGTTTATTTTCACTATGGTGTAGCTAATCGTTCAATGATTGCTTTGACTAACTTTGGTGAAAAAGATCCTATTGTAGAATTTGCAAGTCAACTTCGCAAGTCATCAGAAAAGGAAAATTGGCAATTAGCTAAAAAAATCGAACCTAAAATGCGAGTATTTGCTCCAGTCATTGTTAGGGGTGAAGAAGAAAAAGGTGTTCGTTTATGGGAATTTGGTAAAGAAACTTACCTTGAATTGTTGAGCATGGTTGCTGACGAAGACATCGGAGATTTTTCTGACATCTATGAAGGTCGTGATTTGACTATTGAAACTGTAGGACCTGAAGTAACTGGTACTAAGTACAATAAGTCTACAGTACGTCCTCGTACTAAAATTACTCCTTTGAGTGACAACAGTGCACAAGCTAAAATGTGGATGAGTGAACAACCTGAAATTTTGGCTCTATACAAAAAGTATGAGTATGATGAAATGAAAGGTATTTTGTTGACTTGGTTGAATCCCGAAGCTGACGTAGAAGAATCAGAAACAGAAGAAGTTGAACAACCAACAACTCCAGTAGTTACAAGTTATTCAACTCCTGTTAAGAAAAAGTCTTCGTTTAATGAAGATGAGTTTGATGCTTTGTTTACTGACGCTAAAGCTCCATCTAAATTTGATGATGAAGACAACGATTTACCTTTCTAATCTGTAAAAAATGGCTAAGAAAAAACTAACAGAAGCTATTTCTGGTGCTGTCAAAGGAAACTTTAACCTTGAATCGTTTAAAAAATCAAAAAACTTAAGTAACAATCAAGTAACATTTAAAGATCAACGTTGGATTCCACTTTCAGCAGCATTCCAAGACGTTCTTTCATTACCCGGTATTCCTATGGGCCACATAACTTTGTTACGTGGTCATAGTGATACTGGTAAAACAACAGCTTTAATTGAAGCAGCTGTATCAGCCCAAAAAATGGGTGTATTACCTGTGTTTATTATTACTGAAATGAAATGGAACTGGGATCATGCTCGTCAAATGGGCTTTCAAATGGAAGAAGTAGTAGACGAAGAAACTGGAGAAATAGTAGATTACACAGGTAATTTTATTTACGTAGACAGAAGTTCACTTAATACTATTGAAGATGTAGCTAGTTTTATTGCTGATTTGTTAGATGAACAGGCTAAAGGAAGATTACCACACGATTTGTTATTTTTATGGGACTCAGTTGGTTCAATACCTTGTTTAATGAGTATTGAAAAA